TTTCTTCACTCTCGCCATATTAGAGAGTCTTTCTTCACTCTCACCATTTTAGAGAGTCTTTCTTCACTCTCACCATTTTAGAGAGTCTTTCTTCACTCTCACCCACGCAGTAATAGAAACAATGCAAGCTTACCGTCAAAGGTAGTAAGCTTTCATTTAAAAGCAAGAAATAGTATTGGTAGATAAATCCATGACTGCATAACCAGACATGCAGTTACACGCACTCTGTGTAGAATTAAGAGGTGTTCCTGGAACCAAGAGAGGCATAGGAACACATGCGGTATTGGAGCAATTGGTGATTTGTTGAATCGCCGGTTTGGTATTTGGAATCGTTTTACCAGTAGCACAACTAGCAGAGGGCCCCTGATTCAGGGGAATACTAGAACCAGGTGCATAAATTTGCGTTGAATAATTCGTTTGCATAGTGGAAGGAGTAGATGTTGGTGAAGTCTTATTATCGAACCCTTCTGTAACGTAATTGTAACTTGGTATAAAAGTGGGATGAGAAGAAACATCTAAATACGATACAGTAAATAGAACGAAGAATACGAAAATGATAACAATGATGAGCCGATACAATGAATTTTTATTTTTTACCGCCATATAGAATAAGATAACAAAAAATATCCCATAAAATCAATCTAAAGGTATCTTCATAATGTATGGTATGGTATCAAAAATATGCAAAAGATGCCAGAAGGCAGATACCATCAATGGAAAACACCACTACTGTAACGAGTGTCAAGAAGAGGAAAAGAACCGGCCTATGTGTAAAAAAGAGGGTTGTAAAAACAGAGCAAAAGAGGAAACACATTATTGCGGTAAACATCATCTGCTCCATTGGAAAGAACAGACAGAAGAAACAGGTAAACGGGTCTGTGCCAATTACACAAGGGGTTGCAAAGAAATCCTAGAACAAGATTATCCGAAGCAAAGATGCCGCGCCTGTTTGGACAAGGATATAGAAGCAGATAAAAGGCGAACCGAAGAAAAAAAGAAGGAATTGCCTTCTGTAGAGGAATCCACAGGGTTCAAGCTATGCAACTCATGTTTGAAATATTCGCCGCCTGACCATTATATTGGAGAAAAATACAAGACACCTGTAGTAAGATGCAAGACGTGCCGCGAACATGGAAAAAAGGCCGACCAGAATAGGAACAAAGAACACCGAAATCAGTTAGAACGAATCGCTGCAAATAGGCCCGGTAGAAAAGCAACCAAACAAGAATGGGCCAAGTACAATCAAGACAAGGTATTATTAAAAAGCCAAAAAAGCAAGGCGAAGAAAATGCTGGAAGACCCAGAAGGAACCTTACAGAAAGGAAGGGAACAGGCAGCCAAGCATAGGCAAGAAAATCCGGATAAAATGGCGAAATTCAATGAAGAAAGGCGTCTTTCGAAGGAGGCCTCATTCCGCGTTTACAAAAACAGCGCATCTTCGAAAAAACTGGATTTCGAATTCAACAAAGAGCAATTCATGGAAATGATAGCCCGACCATGCCACTACTGTAACGAATTTTCCAAAACGGGTTCCAAAGTAGAAGAAAAGGGCTTCAATGGAATCGACCGTCTTGATTGCAAGAAAGGCTATTTATTGTCGAATTGCGTTCCATGTTGTACTATGTGCAATCATTTGAAAGCATCCCTTTCGGAAGAGGTGTTTTTGAAACGTGTTGCCCATATTTGCCATAAAAAAGAACAGGAAGAAATAGAAGACAAAGAAAAACAAGAAGAAAAACAATTTTATACAGAAGCATTCGCCGACTCTGTAGGGATGTCCTTACAAGGTATTCAGAATCGTGCCAATAGGTTGAAAGTTCCGTATGATTTGTCTCCGGAATATTTCGAAGAACTACACAGGACAGGTTGTTATTTATGTGGTAAGCAGAATAGAACCGAGTCGGTCGGAGGAAAAGAGAAAGTAATGCATCGAAATGGAACGGACCGTGTAGAGAATTCCAAAGGATACATAATAGGGAATGTACGGCCTTGTTGTGGAGAATGCAATTATATGAAAAAGGATTATTCTTTGGATATTTTCTTGCAGAAGTTGAAACAGATTTATGATGTTCGGAAATTGGAAACTGCTGAATATCCTGTAGAGATAGATGAAACAGAGTATGTTATGATGTTGTTATGTGGTGGTAACCCTACTATTCAAACGAATAATAAGAGTATTGAGAAACATTTGGACAAGATGACAAAAGAAGAACGAGAACAAAGAAGAGAAGAAAAAAAACAAGAACGGATTGCCAAATTAGCGGAAGAATGGCCCGAATTAGTTCCCAAAACGCTTGACAAATAATTCTATGAAATCGGAAATATGCAATTCCTTTTCTTCATTGCGTTTTTCAATAATAAATTTGCGCATTGTTTTCTTATCGAACTTATAAAAATGAACTATTCTTTTGTTCTGTAATATATGTTTTACAAAACGGTGCATTCAATCAATAATATTGTTCTTTGAATCGAGAACAATAGGAAAAGTCATATCTGCTTTGTTTATTCTTTTTATCTCGTCCTTGTATTTTTTATTTTTCATATCTTGTAATACATCAATTGGACGAATATTGTTTTCCCAACAAGGATACTCTAAATTGAATAATAATGTATCGATGGTAGTTTTTTGTTGTAAGGGTTTACATAAATGAATATATGAAAACATCAACGCTGTAGAATATTTGTATTTTTCATCTGAGAAATATTCAAAGGGTATCATTTACAATAAGTGAAGATTTTGTCATGTTTGAATATATTTTAATCAAACATTACAACATTATATCTGAATTAACAGCTCAATATGTAAAAAGTAGAGAGACAAACCAAATTTAATTGGAGTCTCGAATACCCCTAAGTTTCCCTAGGGGGATGGACTATATCTTAACCCGATTCAGGCTGTTTACACCTTCATTATCAAGCTATCGCCGTTTAGTCTCTGACGGCTATCCATAAGCTAACATAGCGCTCTTAGGATATAACCATGCGGATTACCCAATCCTTGACATTGTTACTATACCGAAGTTCTCTTCTTCGCCATCAGCTGGTTTCCCAAACTGACTTAGTAGTACAAGGCTCTCAGGGCTTCCCCGAACAAGAAAGCGATATTGCCAAAGTTGCATAAGCAACACTGACTAACAACTGGCTAAACCGAAGTTTACAGGAGCCAAACCGAAGTTTCCATCACACATTGCCTGCTTGTGGATGGCGTGTTGTTTTTCTGCGCTATTGATTTGTAATTGTGCAGCAGCAGCAGCCAACATAAGAAGCTGCCATACCGCACACATACTCTCTAACGCGACCCCGGCCATACCAGACATGACACGAAGCACATTGTAGTTCACAGCATAGACTCGAACCTTTGCAGTAGCCACACCTTGGACGGTAGCAGCAGATAACACCAACTGAAGAGTAGCATTATCAATTCTGGAAAAGTTGCAAGTACCGGATGGTTGCCATTCCTCTGGTTTAAGGGCAAAGGAGTAGACGTTGATACCAGTATCTGGAGCACGGGTGTGATGTTGGTAAGGTTGGACAACATCGAAGTAGGAACCTTCACGTTCAGTGAATCGGTCTTGGCCGTTCAATTGCAACTTAGCAGTAACGACTGGATTTTCACCCCAGCAGTGCATGTCAAGAGCAGTTTCGGATAAGACGAAGGTACCAGCATCGGATAATAGCGAACCATAGTCTGGAACACTACCGCCTTGTCCAAGGAAAGGAGATTCGGGAGAGGAGAGACCATTCCATCCACCAGCACCATCTGTTGCACCATCAAGACCTCCTGGTAAGTCAAACAGACCCGAAGTATTGATGAAGGCAGCAGAACCAGAGGCTTCTGAAGGACCCGAGAAGGCATGGATAGCATTGGGAAGGGCATCAATAGCATCAGTGTAGTTGAAGGGTTGAGCACCAAGAGTCTTGAAAAGGACAGTGTTGGCATTCAGTGATGAGCAGTAGTCAACGTTGGCATCAGGTTGAACAACCCAGATAAGCTCCTTACAAGGGTGGTTGAAGTTCAATTTGATTTTGTTTGATGAGGAACCGACCGATTCATCACCAGTGAATTGAAGTTGCTCAATCAGGTACTCGTGAGGATTTTGTGCCATCTTTCTGCGTTCATCGGTATCTAAGAAGATATAGTCGATGTAAAGCGAAGCAGCTACCAATGATTGTTGGTAGGCAGAAGTAACAGTGACAGAGCCACTAGCACTCGGTGAAAGAGTTCCAACAGCCCAAAGAACCTCACCAATAGGACGGAAATCAATGTTGATTTTGACTTCGTGGTATTGAAGAGCAATCAAAGGTAAGGCCAAACCAGGGTTACGAGAGAACCAGAATAATAAGGGAATGTAAAGGGTGGTTTCAGGTAAGGCGTTACGAGGAGCACAGACTTGTTGCGGTCCACCAGTGGAGGCACAAGGTCCAGTAATGTTTGCGAAAGATGGGTCAGTGATGTAGGTCAAGGCAGTAGTGTTACCAATTAATTTCCAGTAACCGCGAAGTTGTTCCGAGGTTTGGGTAAGTTGGTTCCAGATGTGAAGCCAGTCACCATATTGACGGTCAATACGTTGGCCACCGATTTCGATTTCAACTTGAGCCAAGATTTGCTCACCGATGAAGTCCAACCAACGAGCATAGACACCATCTTGAGCACTTCCAGACGAGTTTTTCATCGATTGGTTGATTTCAGGAAGAGTCAATTGCAAGTATGTCTTGTAGATTAAATCACCGTTACGACTGATTGTGCAGGTAACACGACGACCGAAATCGGCTTGGCCGTTGAAGGTCTGTTCAATCGATTCCATAGCAAAGTTAGTATATCTTCGGTATGATACCTTCCAGTAAGTAATCTCAGGAGTTCCAGTAAGGAAGACGTCTTGTGCGCCATAGGCGACGAGTTGCATTAGTGCACCACCCATTTTATTTATATGATGGCTAAAGAAAAAAATCTGGAGATTTTGATTTAATTCATTTTGTCTAAATGAAACCGTCGACAATCCCTCTAAACACCTTCAACACACCATCCTGTAGCGAAATTCCAAAAGAGGTATCCATATTTGCTGCATATGTGCACAACGATTACTATTTATCGGAATAAAATCGCCATAAATAGTAATATGAAATTACCGAAATCGTCGTCCTTCATAAAAACTATTCCATCATTCGTTCTATTCTTAATCGCATCTTATGTAGCGATTTCCTTCATAGAATGGTTCTCCCATTACTATTTCATGCATATGAATGGCTTTATTAATCCATTTTTGTCGGCCATCGGTATCAATATGTATAACAGTCATGTCAGACACCACAAAGAGACAAAGATGGACCAGACATTGGACGACGGTTTTGTAGAAGAGGGCCTGGTATTCAACATGTTCGACCTAGAAGTATGGCTAGTCTTTTCTACCTTCTTACTATTCGTCTACCTGACGAGAAGCTGGTTTTCCCCCCTTCCCCTACCTTTACTTCTATTTCTCAGCATATTCCTAGGCCTTTTTTACTTCTATTCGTGGAGCTCGATACACAGTTTTTACCATCAGAAATACATTCCGACCAATACTCCTCTAACAAGCAATACGACGGTATATAGCCCCCTGCCTTTCTATGTACCTGACCATACATCGCCGATTTACCAATATTTATATTGGTATCATACCTTGCATCATTTGAACAAGGGAAAATCCAAAGGCAATTACAATATTATTTGCCCCTTTGCCGATTTCGTTCTAATGACGTATACCCCTGCAGTCGATAATACGAAACATTTCTCGGAAAACCAGCAGAAAACACCACAGGAAGAATGGCTGAGCCAACATTTGCGATTCGAAATTCGCATTTTGGATAACAATCAAATCGAATACCGAGACGAAGGCAAAACCGAATGGCTACCTATTCCGCAAATTTAAAAATTAAAAGTTGCAGCAAACCACCTGTAACGAAATGTTAAAAATGTTTTGATATACTATTCTGATGGTTTGTTTCACGGTTTTATCGATTTTTCAAAATAGGAACAAAGGGTTTTTCATATAGTGAAGCGAGTTGTCATATTTTTTTTGATAAAATCTTCTAAATAGGTTTCCTCGAAGATTTCTTTTCGATTCTCGTGTTTTTTATAGATAATATATTTGTCCTTTCGCTTCTTTACCGACCAACCATTCTCTAACACATTCATAATGAATCGCATCTTCAATTGACAGCGTTCTGTTAATTCAGTTTCCATGATTTTCAATATATAGTATATTTGGAATACAACCTATTCGAAATATACGAGTGATTCCCTATAACCCTCTTTTCTGCATAAGATATTGCTTTTTCACCAATAAGAACGAATACGTAGAATCTAACAACTAAAAATCGTACAAAATAACATAGTACCAATCTACGGAGATGAATCATAAGAAAATGTATCCTACGGTTTCCCATTCTACTATTGACGAAAAACATTCGGAAATGATGGCGCAATTTGCACATCAAGAAAAGGATGTTCTTCCGGAACTATTGAAACGAAAAAGAGAATTGAAAGAGCAAATCAAGAGCTGCAAAACTCGCAATACAATCGACAAGAAGATGGAATCGTTGGATGAACTACAGCAGGTAAAAACCAGAATACAGGAAATTCGACAGGCGAAACAGAAATACTTGCTCGACAACTGTAGCAATATTTTCCAATATTTCGAAGAACGCAAAAAGATTTCGTCAGGAGACAACAATCAAAACACCGCCAAAGTCCGTTCCTTCTTCCGTATCAAGACGGCCAACAACGACGAAGACGAAGTCACCAACAATCCCAAATACACCGCCTCTCGAAAAATATACCAGGACTTCTGGAAAAACGTCGACAACGAAATATATAATATCAATGATTTCATGATTTCGACCGATATTTGTACACAATGCAAACAAGGTGAGCTCATTGTATATGAAGAGGACGGCATTATTATGTGTAACCAGTGCTCACAAGTTCTCGAATATATTATCGACAGTTCGAAACCGAGCAATAAGGAAATACCGAACGAGGTATCCTATACTGCGTACATAAGACTCAATCATTTCAAAGAAATCTTGTCGCAATTCCAGGCTAAAGAGACCACATATATTGACCCAGCTGTCATAGAAGCGATTAAAAACCGAATCAAGAAAGAGCGTATCAAGGATATACAGGAGATTGACAATGTAACCATGCGCGAAATACTCAAGCGTATTCGGCTTAATAAGTATTTCGAACATATACAATACATCAATTCCCTATTGGGAATCAAGCCGCCCACGATGAGCGAAGAGCTAATTAATACGTTGTGTGTCCTCTTTATCGAACTACAAGAACCGTGGGCTCTATACTGCCCTCAGTCGCGTACCAATTTTTTCAATTATACATATACGTTGTATCAATTATGTGTATTGCTCGACCAGAAACAGTATTTACCGTATATACCGATGCTGAAAGACTTGACAAAACAGAAGGAGCAAGATATGATATGGAAGAAAATGTGCCAACATTTAGATTGGATGTATTTCCCGACGATTTAAAATCGGAAAACTATTATATATATTATTGTAAATAGATGATGATTCACAATAATAAAGAAGGATTTACAACGGTTTCGGCATTTAAATTAAAATTTTTACAAGCAACCTATGACGGTACAAATAGTTATGCGATTGACACAAATGCGCAGTGCTTTTATGCAAAAGATACAGAACCAAGCAGTCCATCTATTCAATGGGTTAAAAATAGCGGAATTGGATTGTTGAACAACATCAAAGGGAACTATATTTCGACTATGTCTAGTAATTGTGTTGTAGGAACAGACAATTATGCTTATCAATTTATAAATCGTTGGAATAAACTAAATAAAAAAAATCCAAATAATTATGTATTTGATGAAGTTGTATTCAGGCCTTATAAAAACATCATTTTTGTAAGAGATAAAAATAGTCAGCAATATTTTTACAGTAGTACGGTTAATCAAACAAAAAGCAGTACACTATTTCTTAATGATTGGAATAAATTAATATCTACTTCTGGTAAATCAGTAAAATCAAAGAGCCTCACAATAGGAGTTACTGATAATGTAGCTTATTGTATTGATAAAGACGGTAATATACTATATGCGCCTACCACAAACGAAGATGATGATATTTCTACTATTCAAACCTTTACAATGGACTGGAAAGTTATGGAATTTTCGAATGAAACTTCAAATAAAATCAATCAAATATGCTACGACGATGACGTACTATATGGAATTGATGTCAATAACCATCTTTATTATGCAAATACAACAGACACAAATCCAACGTGGATAGATACCAATATCCAAGCCTCGTATGTTAGTGCGTATAAAACCAGAGCATATTATGTTGATTTGAATGGGGCTATTCAATCATATACTTCTCCATCGACACCTCCTTCTCTAATACATTCCAGAATACCTGCTAGCTATTACATAAATCCATCTCCTTCTCCATCACCTGGTTCTCTATTTATCCCTCCAGGAACCGCAAGCCAGAAACCTTCACCAGGAGGTTTTATGGCGAGTTGGGGGCCTTCACCTGGCGGGTTTATGGTAAGCCCAAGCCCAATTACAAAAATAATACAACCATCTCCACCACCTATTTATCAACCACCGACAACAAATATAATAAGCCTTGCACCCATTATTAATCCACAACCTACTGTAACAAGTCCTGCGCCTGTTACTAGACCAGCACCAAGCCCTACACCCGTCTTTCAACCACCAACACTTCCTGTAACAAGTCCTGCACCGATTACTAGACCAGCACCCAGTCCTGCGCCCATTATTCAACCACCAACACTTCCTGTAACAAGTCCTGCACCGATTACTAGACCAGCACCACCAACTGTAACGTCAAATAATATAGATATTAGAAGTGATGGTTTACCTTTCTTTACATATCAATCGATAGATTCATCACAAGCATCCAACACAGTAAATGTTTCTACATCATATTCTTCTATAAAAAATACGGAACCTCAGATTCTACCAGGAATCAATACACCTGGCCCCCTAACAAGACCCAGCCTGTCACCTCAGATTCTACCAGGAATCAATACACCTGGCCCCCAAGGAAGACCCAGCCTGTCACCTC